TACCGCAACGGCATCATTGCCGGTTATTAGCCTGGTAATTATGGCACCATACCCGGCCAACCGGCCGGCGATATTCTGTACACCCGCCGCAAGCGTACCCACAAACTGCAACGTTTGCGCCACCAACGTCAATGGGTCACCAACTAGTAAATCAATGGATGACGTGATTGATGTGTAAATGTCATCAAACCGGGACCGGATGTTTTCGGATTGGTCCGCCACCGCGTCCGCCAATCCTGAGTTGGTTACGTCAAGTGCGCGGTTAAATTCATTTTTCAAACTGGATTCAAGGACCGGGTTATCAATGCGGTATAAAATAGTATATTGCGTTGGTGTAATATCCCGGTATGCATCCACGCTGGCAAGCACAATGGACGCCGGGTCCGTTTGCCCAACGGGGAAAAACAAATCAATAGTTTCAAAAAAAGTGACTTGAATCACGGATTGATTGGCCGCGGTTTTTAAATCATCCCTTTGGTTGATGTCGCCAAATGGGACCACGCGTTTGGTGCCATATAGTGGGTGTTCTAATGTACCGGTGCCACGTTCCAACAAAGCGGCTTCAAAGGCTTCCGCTTCCTTGTCATGGTTATCACCCCAAAAGAAAATGGTTAAAGGATACCGGCGCCCGGTGTGCCCGTTGTCTTGGACATAGGTTCCATTGGCATCCGGGAAATTAAATTCCGCCGTGCGCTTGGCAACGGTCTTGGAAACGTTTTCAAATTGCCACGGATACCGCACGCCCGCGGGGGATATGTATGCGCCTGGTTGTAACCTGTCATCCCACGGCATTTTAAAAATCCCCCGTTGGTTCAAGCACAACCGCAATGCGCCCTTTGGGCTTCCCGGTCAATGCCGCCGTAGTGCCCGCCGCCGGTGCAACCGTAACCGTGGCACTGGATGTTTCCCGCGTTTCCTGGATTGACCTGGCAATCCGTTCCGTGGGCGGTATCAATTGGGGCGCCGTGGCCTTGCGGTCCGGGTCTAACTTTTCACCGGTGACAGTGCGTTCCCCCAAACGTCCGCCCGTCACTGTATGCAAAACATTCCCAACACCCCGGGATACTTTGGCCGCGGCTTCAATAATACTAATCATTACTTCTAAAAGCACTTTCAATGCGGCAACTGCTACTTTTACAGCGCCTTTAACAACAGGTCCAACGGTATCCCAATTATCAATCAACGCCTTGACCATTAGTATGAGCCCGCCAAGCGGGCCGGTGGTAATTAACAGAATTGCCGCTTTGATGGGCCCCGGTAAAGAATTGAATGCACCAATCAACCGTAAAATCAAGGGTTTGAAACGTTCCCAAATTTCCGGAAGTTTGCGGCCAATAAACCCAACCACCTGCCCAACCACTTCCCCAAACTTTTGGAAAAAATCGGTCAAGGGTTTTAGCTCCGCGGGTGCCCCCTTAAAACGCGCCGTGATTTTATCCCAATTTTTCACAAGTAAAACAATGCCCGCCACCAATGTTGCCACACCAATCACAATCAAGCCCACGGGATTGGCGGCCGCAAGGGCATTAGTCACAACCAAAATGGCATTTAACGCCTTGATTGAAAGGACCGCAATGCCCAACCCCTTGGCAAAATTTAAAATTGTTTTGTGGTGTTTGGCCACAAACTTGATGAATTTTATGACGGTGTTGAAAAATTGGTCCACGCGGGTTGCAATCAAATCACGGTTGGCCGCAACCACGGTTTCAATCTTGCGGGCAAATCCGGTCAAACGCTTGATGGTCGCCTCTAAGGGTACCTGCATAGCGGAAAAGAAAGTCAATTTGATTGACTCGATGGATGAATTTAATTCCGCAATGGCACCTGCCGTTGTCAACCGCATGGTCTTGGCCATTTTCTTAGAACGTTCGTCCGAATCTTTAATGGCATTTGTGTATTTCAGTATCTTTTTTTCACCTTGGTCCAACACAATATTCATGCCCGCAACCGCACGTTTGCCAAATATGGTTGCAACCGCCGCAGTCCGCGCACGGGTGCCCATCTTCAATAACCCGGGCGCCAACTCACCAACAATTTGGGTCATTGTTTTCATGTCCCCGTTACCATCTTCAATTTTCACATTCAACTTATCCAGTATCGCGACTTGCTTTTTTGATGGAGCGGCCAAATTGATATATGCATTTTTCATAGTGGTGGCGGCCTTGGTGCCTTTGATACCTGCATTTGCCATAAGTCCGGCAAAAGATACTAATTCCTCCATGGACGCGCCGGCCGTTTTTGCAATCGGTGCGGAATCCTTTATGGTGTCAAACAAATCTTCCATGTTTGTATTGGCCGATGTGGTGACGGCCACCAACCTGTCATTCACACGGTTTAAATTTTTGACTTGCTGAATGGGGTCTTTTGTGGCCAAACCAAATGCACCCAAGGTGTCCGTGGCAATATCTGTGGCGCGGCCTAGATCAAGCTCCGCGGCCGTGGCAAGGTCAATAACACCCGGCAATGCGGCAATAGCTTGTTCCGCATCAAACCCCGCGAACGCTAAAAAATTCAAACCTTCCGCCGCGGCTTGACTTGTGAATTCTGTGGTGCGCCCGGCATCCCGCGCCGCCTTTTCCAATTCCTTGAATGCGTCAGTGCCCCGCTTAATCTCCGGGTTAAACTTTACCGCGGCCGCAACCAATGTTTTTTCAAATTGTGACCCGGTTTCAATCACATTTTTCATGGCAAAGCCAAGGCCAACCAGTCCGGCGGTTCCAACCAACGGCATGACCCGCAATTTTTTTGTCATCTTATCAATGGCACGGTTGGCCTTGCCAATGCCGCGGCGCATGGACCGGGTGAATTTACCAACCCGGTTTTGCATTTTGGTAATGGGTGCGGACAGCCGGTCTTTGGCTTTGAAAATTGATTCAAGTGTTAGCCGGCTTGCCATTGGTCACCCTTCCGTTGGTTTGGTCGCTTCGATTAAACCGGGCCGTGATATGTTATAAAAAAACTTGATTTCCTTTGCCGTGATTTCACGGAACGGGGGCAACGTAGAAAAATCAAGCAATATCTGCGACAACATTTCCAAATACACTTCGCCGAATGTAAAACCCCATTGGTCCGCCCCGTCGCGAACCAACGGAATTTTTACGATACGAAAAAAAGTTGAAATACATTCTGGCAGATTTTAATATCCCGCCCGTCAAATCTATTGATTTCCCCGTCACTGATTTTGCACATTGCGGCAATGACTTTAAAACTCTTAGCAATATTCTTGCCTTCCTTGTATTCATCAAACGCCCGAAACACCGGCGCATCCGGCAAGTGAAAATGAATGTCAGTTAAGGTGCCCACGGGATTGCGCAAATGCATGTGCGGATCACCATCTTCATCAATGGACAACCGCCCCCGTTCCAAAGCATTGGCCAGCCTGATTTTGAAACTTTCAAAATCTTCTTGCGTGTCTTCATTCATGGCGTTCATGTTGATTTCAATTTCCCATTCATCAAGAAAACGCTGGCATTCTTTTTTTGCCTGATCCGGGGACAATACTTTCCCTGGTTCCAATGTCGCTTCCGCTTTGCTTTCCGGTGCTTGGTTCATTGTTTCATCACGCATTTGTGAAACCCCTTTTCGTTGTATTACAAAACACGGGCCGCGGGTGCCGGCCGCCCAACCGGCACAACGGGCGGGTTTCAATGTCCCGCACCGGCGGAACGGCTGGCACCCGCGGCCGTGTTATGTTCTAAAATCTAAACCGTGATGGTCTGCCGTGACATTTTCCCCGAACCCATAACGGCCACGGGGGTGGTGCTTGCCTGGGTCTTATATGCAGTTTCATCCACAATCTGCATGACCCCCTGCCAAATGTCCCCCGCGGTCAAAGTAACAGACGCCGGGAAAAATCCTTTACGGTCCTGTAATTCCTGCAAAAATTCGGAATCACCCCGCCCCTGATCCGTAGACAAAACCAACCCAGTGATGCCCGGGGGAACTCGAATTTTCTTCAAACGAGCGGACCCGTCCCCATTGGCTTCTACTTCATTTTCCCAACCGCCAAGTTTGATTGCTGCGTCCGCATCCGCGGTTGCAGGAAACGACCGGCCGTCAAAAGTGACCGCAAGAATGCTTCCACCTAAAGGTGCCATGATTTAATTACCTCCGAAAAAGAAACCCCAATTTTCGGTTATTGAAATGATGTTGGAATTCCCGGCCAATTTAATGGTCTGGGCAACATTCAACCGTTTGGGGTTTCCAGAATCAATGCCGGCCACGGTATTTGCCTTAGCAAATTCCGGGTCACTTATCCACGCTTCCGCGGCCGCACCGTCCGCAATAGCAGACATGGCCGTCACGGCATCCTTAGGTTGCCGGGCGGCCGGATTGACAACGGCCTGGCTATCCGGAACAAGCGGGGCGCCACGCCATGCGGCTTGTGAAAATTCCGCGTTGACGTTGTAAATGTAATTCATGCGCTTGCAGTTATCCACCTGCCACGCATACGCCGGGTTGGGGTCACCGTCCGGATGGTAAAACGTCCGGATGTCTTCCAATTCAACCACACCGTCCCGTTTAACAATAGTGGATGACCCCGCGGTGAAAGCGGCCTGCCGTTCCGCATAGTCCCATTGCACATTATCCGCGCCGGGGGTCAAGCCCGTGGCACGCTGGCCATTGTAATTGACCGGCGCATTGTTGTTGCCCACGCTGGCCACGCGGGCCAACTGCCGTGCGGCAACCACAAAGGGAAGGTCCGCGGTTCCGGGTGAAACCAACTGGCCATTCACGCGGTCCAATTTGCGGGCGTCGGAAACCGCGGTTGCACCGGATACGGTGGCCGCCGTGTTGCCGGTGTAAACGTTGATTTCCTGATGCACCAATGCGTCATACCGCGTGGCGCCAAAGGCTTCAAATTTGTCCAACGTTGCGGTGTCCGCAATGTCCAGACAATTCAACGCCAAGGTTTCCCAAATGTCACCCACTAATGCCAAGGGTGTGTCAACATTAGGATTGGTGGCGCCCCCGGTTGGTTGCGTGATTGCAAACAGGGTGCCCAATGCCGGGCCAACCACGGATACAATCAAATCATTGGCAGAGTCACCCTTCCATTTGGAAGTGAGAATCACATCCGTTGTGTTGTCGGTGGCCACAACGGGCATGTCCAGGTTGGCGTTGATTGCCGCGGTGGCATCCGCAACGATGGTGGCAACCGTTATGGCGCCCACCGGAATGATAAACGCTTCTGACAGGATGTTATTGACATTCACCCGATATGAACCGGCCGCCGTTTGCGGGCCCGCGGACGGGGTGATGTCACCAATGGCCGCCAAGGCGCCACCCGCGTCATCCATCGGGTACACTGTCACCGGAACAATCCCCACGCCGTCACCATTTTGCGGTTTCATTTGCTGGACCGCAAGGTGCGCCGGGGAACCAAAACCATAAACGGTGCCCGCTTCCACATCGGACAAAACTTCCCGTTTGTCTAGGGAATAGGTTGCGGCCGTTGCGCCTTGCGCATAAACTGCAATCCGTTGGGGCAACCCGACGGCCGCCCCTGCCCTCAAATCAACAAAATTTTCATCAATCCCAACCACGCTTGCGCGGGCATTGGGGTCAACCGCCGTGCTTATTGTCATCTTTCAACCCCCTAATTAGGTGTAATCAAATTCCGCGTCCGCAATGACTTGGCCGTCACCGGAACGCTTTAAATCAACGTGTACCTTTTCCAATATTTCCGGGGTGTATTGCGGGGAATATTCCACCGCATGCACCCCCATTGGGAAGCGCACCGCCGTGATGTATTCCGCGGATTCCGCATCCAATTCCGGTTGGAATTCTGTGATGTTACCGGGCCAACGTTTGCCAACAAAACCTTGCAATTGCAAATGTACGTTACTACTTGCCATTAAAATTTTGCGGCATAATTCGGCGCCGTGTTCCGCGGCACGGGCGCTGTATTCATCACCGGGCAATTGGCCTGTCCCCCCGTCATCCATGGTAACCGCAAAACCATATGCATCCATATTGATTGTGATGTCACTTTGCTGGCTTTGCACCACGTCACCCATGTTTTCCGGAAACGTTTGGGTGTCATGCCATACATTTATGACGGGGGATAAATCGGAAACAACGCCGAATTCATCCGGCAAAAACATTTCCCATGGTTTTGCGCGTTGGATATAAACCCGCAATTTCCACAAACTTGGGTCCGGTTCACCGGCATTCGTTGCCAACGCAACTTGATTGTCTGATTCAGTTTGTAGAATTAACGCGGTTCGGTCCCGCACAATTTGCCATGTATCCGGTCCGGTGATTAGGGTGTCAAGTACATTAAGCGGCATTTTTAAAACCTCCCAAAGTACACGTCACAACCCCCATGGTCCGGTCCGGTTTAGAATGGCGGACCTCAAACAAATAGGCTACGCCATTGATGTCAGGAAACGCAATGCGCCAAGGTTTGCGGCCGGACTCGGCAATACCTTTTGGCATCCCAAGTCCGGCCGCATACAAACTGGACAAACGCAAGGAAACGTGCGCAAACCGGCCGGAAACCGCTTGGCCCGTGTCCGGGTCAATCAGTTCCGAAACGTCACCGGATTGGCCTGTCAACGCGGCGGAAGTGCCGTCCGGGTCCGTGACCGTTATGGGCCAACCAAACCCGTCCGCGGCATCTTCCAACGTGACGGCCAAATCCGCTTCCGCCAATTCACGCAAATTGACCATGCGCTATTTAGCTTTTAGCCTTGGCTTCCGGCTTGGCATCGGGCTTGGCTTCCGGCTTGACATCGGGCTTGGCTTCCGGCTTGGCAGCGTCCACCTTGGGAGCGGCCGCAGACCCTTCCGCCAAAACACCCTTGTCAATCAAGCGTTTGGTGTTCGCTTCCCCACCCAACATAGCCGGATCAATAACGGAACCGGGCCCAAGAATGCCCTTTTTACCGCAACACAGTGACCGTCCTTCTACAACTATAAGTGCCATGGTTCAAATTCCTTTCTTAGACGCCGGAGTCAAGCACAGCGGATTGGTCAATCGCCGTGGGGATGACCATGGGGCGCGTGCCGCAACCAACGTGCAAGGTCTGATTGTCTTCCGAAATCCAACCGGTAACGGTCAGATTCATACCACCGGCCGCATTCGGTAGCTGTGTGGGTACAAGTGACAACACACGGCCATCCGGCGGTACGATTTCGGGAATAGCGCCAAAGGTCAAATCAATACGCTGACCACTGGCCTTCATAATCACGTTGGCCGGATCAATGTATTGGGTTTTGGTGGCACTATCCGCCGGGATAAACCGGCCGCCATAGGTCAAAACGTCCATTTTGTAATTGCCGATTTCCACGGTTCCACGGTACAGACCGCCTTCACCGCGTGACTGCATAGGCGCAATGGTGCCCCGGTCCGCACGCCGCAAATCGAACAGTTTTTGGACTTCCGCATTCTGCATGAAATAGTCCCATGCTTCAGAACCGAAAATCAAAGTGTCCGGGTCAACCAAGCCGTCATTGCGCACAACTTCGGCCAAGGCGCTAAGGTCCGCAATGGGGTTATTTCCCACGGCATTCCAAGCAATCGCCGCACTGGCAGAATGCGTAGCTTTGGGCTTGAAATCCTGCTCAAAAATCACATTGCTGGACGCGTCCACAAGGCTGATTTTGCCGGTCTGCAAAATCTGGCTAGTCATTTGCTCAATGGAACGCCGGATTTGCGGTTCGCATTTGTTTGACAGCAAGTCAAACGCCAAACCAGCGGCCGCCGCTTGATAACGCGGGTCTTCAAACGGAATGTTGCCGGCCAAGCGTTTAATCATGTCAAACGCATTGATCGAACCTGATTCCTTAAAAATGGGCGGAATCGCGGACTTGGTGGTGTACAGGTCATTGGAATTACGGTGCCAACCAGCGGATAAATCCTGTATTGGCACGGCAACGTTTTCTTCCCCACGCACAATGTCCCACGTTACCTGTTCGGTATTGTGGAAATTCTGTGGGGGTGACTGGGCATACCCAGTCAAAAACATGGTGGGTGCGGCTTGCTGATTGTATACAGCAATCGCACGGGTGGTGGTTTCATCATAAGTGGTAATAGGCATGGCGTCCCCCTTACTGGTTGTCCTGGATGTTACGTTCAGTCACATCCAGTGCGGTGATGCCATAGTCCCGCAAACCGTCAATTTCGACATTACCCACGGTGCCACCACCGCCGGCCACATCAATGATAAGACGTTCTTTTTTGACTTCACCCTCCACCATCATGCGGATAGTGATGTCACCGGTGGTGTCCGGCACTTCATATGTCAGCACGCCGAGGGGAATTTCCGCCCCACCGGAACCGCCCTGCTCATACACCACGATTTTCCCACCGGAAGTCAACCGGGCAAGGATGGTACCTTCAACCGTGGCCGCACCGGCAACCGCCGTGTATGTTTCGTCACGGAACAACGCATCCGACAGAATAACGCTTCCAATGTCATTGTTGCTGATTGTAGGATTAGCCATTGGTTTTTACCCCCTTGGCGTGTTCCAACAGGTCGATTGCGCTGGTTGCTGGCTCGCCGGTTCCGGCCGCTGCCGGGGGCGCGGGCGGGGGCGCAACGGTGCCGTCATCCGCGGCGGCCGCGGCAACGTCGGTTTTCTTGGCGGACGCATTCAGGTATTCCGCCTGGACTTCATCATCCATGAATGCGGTGCCCGCTTCAATGGCCTTGGTGGCAACGTCCATTGCCCCCACGGCCGTCCCACGCTTCAAGTGAGCGGATGCGCGTTTCTTTTCACCCTCCGCGCCTTCCGTCACACCCGCGGCGTGGCCTTCCGCCAATACCGCCGCATACACGGCGGGGTGTTCGGCTTGCAAGGTTGCTTTGTCCATAGTCCGTGTCTCCTTCTTTTCCCCGCCTTTTGGGGCGGTGTTTTTATTTGCGGTAGACACGGCGGCCCGTTTCGCCCCGTTATCCGCAATTGAATCCAACATACCACGCGTCAAGGCATCAGCGGCCAAAACCGTTGCGCCCTGTCCAAAAGTCTGGTTGATGCGTTCCGCGTCAAACGCTTCACCCGTGGCCGCGGTCCGTCCCGCGGCTATAGTATTCACAAACAAAGCGTGCAATTCGTCCAACTCTTCCCGTGCAATCGCCTTGCCTTCTGGGGTCAACAAATCCGGTCGTTTCTTAGGCGCCGGGGTGGATGCAATTGAAACATCTATGACCGGGCCCCCATCATAAATAATAGTATCTATGGCCACGCCGATTGACCCCACGCGCACGCCCAGGTTGGCCGCCGTGATACTGTCCGCTTGGGATACCACCGCGAATGCCGCGGACGCGCCCAAGGCATCCACGCGGGCCGTGACGGGCTTGACGGTGCGATTGATTGCGTTCAACGCTTCAAACATGCCGTCCCATTCACCGCCGGGGGAATCCGTGGCCAAAATGATTGCTTTGACATCCGGGTCCGCATCGGCCGCGGCCAATGCCGCAATGATGTCACCGTAGGTTGTATTTTCAAAACCCATTAACCAGGCCATGAAACCCATGGGCGCCTGCGTCAAAAGTCCCCGGACGGAAATTTCTGCTTGATCCCCCGCCACGGTCAATGCGCGGGGGCCTTCCCCACGGTCCGCCACAAGCGTTTTTTGGAACGTGAAAAATTCCGCTTGCTGTTCTGCGGTTGGGCGGATGCCGGCAGCATTGGTTTTTTCAATGCGTTCCTGCGTGGATTGGTCAACAAATAAAATCATGGTAACCGCCTATGACTCTGTGGTGCTGTCTGTAACAAGTCCCAATGTGGCCAACGACGTAAGCAAATCCGCAAGCGCCACATTACTGGCCCGTGATCCTGTTATCTCAGGCGGTGTGCCGGGTAGCATAAATATGGCCAACCAATTTCCGTTCTGGTAAGCCCGGTGTGCATGGTCCGCGGTATTATAGTACCACATGCCATTGTGCGGGTCGCCCTCGCCGTCCCCGCTCGAATCCCATTTATTTGCCTGAATCCAGGTCAAACAATTTGCATCGGACGAAAATTCGCCCATGTAATTTTTTTGTCCGTATGCACCGGCAAAACTCATTTGGAAACCTCCGCCCGAACCAGGCCCGGGGTGTTACCCCCGGACCCGCTAGGATTAAATTACAATCCAACCCGAATTGGTGCCGTCAATATTCATGTAAGGAATACTGTTTGTGGTGTCAACATAAATGTCACCAATGGCGCCGGCGGTTCCCGCGCCCGCATTAGGATTGCCAGCCGCGCTAGAACGCTTAGGCGGATTCTTGCCGTCAAGATTGGTCAACGCCGCTTCCACATCGGTTGACGCGCCAAGGTTGGTTTTGGAATCGGTGCCGATCAGGCTTGCGCCTTCACTGCCCCCGGCAACGCTGCCAAGCTCGGTTTCGGTGAAATAAACACTGTCATGCATGTGCCATTCGGTGGCGTCCCCACCATCCACTAAGTCACCTGCGGGCTCTGCTTCCAAATGGTAACGTTCGGTTGACCCGCCACCCTGCAAACCGCCCATATCATTGTGCAAATGGACTGCCGAAAAAGTAGCAAATACCAACGCATCAGTGTTGACCACGTCGGACCCAACATTGTTGGTGCATAGGAATATCATGTCCCCGTTGGCGGTGCCCTCTTCAACGGGACAATATGCGCCGGCCGCGGATGATCCAGCGGCCAAATCATCACGCCGGGTCAATTCCCATGCGGTACCACCGTCACCCAATACGGTCAATTCGTAAATTCCGTTATTGACCCCCGTGACTTCATCTTGAACCAGATATTCCTGATTAAACACCGGGGCAACCCCATCAACCGTAGGGAATTCCCCCACGGCATCAGCTTCCAGCACATCACCCGTGCGAGTATTGGCCGGCAACACGCCGGTTGTGGCGGCCGTGACAGACGCCTTGGGGTCCAACCCCTGTATGGCGGTATCAAGCTGACTTCTGTTTACCGCATCGGCCGGGTCTGAACCATCGGTCAAATTGGTGAGTTTGTTGGTGCCCATGCTTTGGTTGCCGGAAAACGCACGGGTACCGTCGGCGCGGGTGTACTGGGTGTGGTCGTCGTCACCCAAACCATCCATGACGCCGTGGTCCGCCTTGTACGAGGCGTCGCGCCAGCCGCTATCCATATAGATCCGGATCTTGTGATCCGTGGTCTGGACAAACCACATTTCCGTTTTAGGGTCACCGGTGCCATCACCGTTACTGTCCCATTTCCGCGCTTGAAGGGCAGTCAACGCCGCGGCGTCACTCGCAAAATTCCCTAAATAATTGTTCGCTCTGTACGGATTAGTGTATCCCATTTTCCTAAGACCTCCCTAGATTTTTACAACACCCAACCGGTGTTGCTACTGTCTTTATTCCAATAACGTAGACCATTATTAGTATCCACGCACATGTCCCCTGTGGTGGCCTCAACATGGCCGTTGGGGTTTCCTGCATAATTATGCAAGTTAGGCACTAACCATCCGTCACAACAAATGCAGGTACATTGCGCCTTAGACAAATCGGTGCCCTCAAAATTTAAAATAACTTTGTCATCCTGGATGTACCCTAGCAACTGCGCATCTTCCCGGATTGCGGCTTGGCCGTTATAGTCGGTCAACGTAACCTGCCCGGATGCCGGGATTTTACAATCCGGCACGGACAATTGCACCAAGGGTAAATCACCTGCGGTTAAATTTTTAGCAATAAGATTCATACCCGCCACCTCATTGTCACTTGGGACATGACCCCATCCGTAGCATTACCACCAGACTTATTTTTAATCCCCAACACAGACGCACTGGCAAAATCCGCATCAAGGGTGGTGTCCTCACCTTTAAGTGCGGCGGATGCAATTTCTGCTATGGCAACCCCGTCATCCGTAATCTCGAACGGGGCAGGATCAACATCATCCCGCGTATAATTAAAGGCAACCACAGTTCCATTGAATCCAGCAACATACCCATTAACCGTTGAAAAGGCTTTAAGACCTATGCCCAAATAATAAGCCCCCGCGGCGGTAATACCGTTGGCCCGGCCGGCTTCAAAAGTACAAACTTCAATGGACAACCATTTGGCCCGGCCCGCGTCATAAAACATTTTCTTTTTCAAAACAGTATTATAATAAACGTCCCCACCATTAGGGGCCGGGACCGTGGGGTCCGTGACGGATGGGGGGTATCTATCCCCGCCCACTTCACCCGCACCCCCACCGTCCGGCAAACGGCCGCCCGCAAGTAACGTGACGGCCAGCACCCAACCGGTGCCACTGGCCCTTGCATAGGTATTAACCGCGTCTTGGGCTTCTATTTGCCGCCCTATTTCATCCGGCCCAGAAAACCGCCGGGCCGTCCCGGTGTCCGCTGCATTACCAATGTATAGAAAACCGTCCCCGGTTTCCTTAATGATAATCAACGCAACGTTATTTGCGATTGTATCCCAGCTACCAACGGAAATTGAAAAATTATTTGTTGCCATTTACACGTCCGCCAATCTGCCGCCAGCCCTTGGCGTCACGGCAATTTTCCAACCGTCCCCGCTTGCGCGGGCGTGCGTGGCCACACCATCGTCCCGTGCCACAAATTCCCGGCCAACTTCATCCGCACCGGCAAACCGCCGGGCCGTGGCCAAGTCTTGCGCATTACCTACGTACAATAGGCCGCCACCTGCGGAACGGATACGGAACAACGCAATGCCCGTTGCAATCTGCAACCATGACCCGTTGGGTATGGTTTCAATCGTTGTGGCCATTATTCAAAACCCCTTCCACTTCCTTGGAATCCAAGGCATTTAATCTGTCCAACAATTTCATCATGCCGGGCAAACTGGACGCCGGCGCCGCGCCGTTGCCACCGTCCGTGCGGCCGGTCCCGGTTCCATCTTCATCGTCTTGGGGCACCGCACCGGGGGCGTTGGCCCCCGTGGTGTCATCCGCTAAGGATTCATTGGCGTCCGCCAATTGCTCATTTTCAGTTTTCAGCCGTTTATAATTTTTGTCAAACGGTTTTCCGGACACCTGCTTTGATGCATAGTCACGGGTTTCAAATCCGTTTTCAACCATCAACACATGGGCCATGACATCCTTTAAAAGATTTACGGACGGTTTAATCATGCCGGTCCACGCGGCACCCAACCATGCGCCCAAGGTCACAAACTGCCGGGGGTCGCGCCACGCTTCCAACAACCCCGGCGCATCCACGTCACCCCGCAACGTCAAGGATATTAACACATCCTTGTAAATGGGGTTTAAAAAGTCATCCGCTTCGCCAGCGCGTGCCTTGTTTAAATAATTATTGAATTCGGTTTGCTCTGCCTGGGAAGCGGAATAGCTACGGTCAAATGCCAACATCAAAATGCCCGGTGACACTTCATTGGCCCATGCGAAAGATGAAATTATTGCGGTTTCAAAAGGTCCATAATTTATGTCAGTGGCGGCCGTTGTGTGCGCTTCGATTTTTTCACCAACGGCCAATTCATCAATTATCAAACCGGGGTCAAATTCCCCCACTTTGAATGTGCGGTCTTGGGTTTGTCCGTCCGCATTGACTTCCGTGACCGTGGTATCCGTGCGTAAATTAGCGCCGCCGCCCATGGGATTGGTGCCCATGGTTGGGTGTTCTTTAGTCACAAACATTGCCAGATAAGAATTAACCATTGCCTTGCGTAATACCGCATCCCGAATGCGGTCAATGTCTTTTAAGCTCTGCAAGAATAATGACAGGATGGGCACGCCGCGCACGTCATCAAGGCGCCGCTCTGTGCCGTAGGACAACCAGGCCAAACGCCGGCCGGACTTTTCACCCCATGCCGGAATGCGCTTGTGAGTTAGTGGGCGCCCCGGACCGGCAGCGGCACCCCGCACCCAATACGCAATGTGCCTTCCAATGGCATCCAATTCAACGCCTTGGACAATGCGTGACCCGGCCCGCAATTTTACGCCGAACGGATTTTGTACCCGTTCCCCCGGCACCAATTGAATCTGTGGTAAACCGGTTACCGGTTCCCGGCGCATGATGGTTAAGACATCACCAGACACCAATGCGGTTTCCCGCTTACTTTTCTGCAATTGTGCGTAGGTTTTTTGGTGGTAATAGTCACAAAGTTTCGGGTTAGTGGCCCAAATATTAAACAGTGATTCTGTTTTTTCAGCCCACGTTGTCACCGCCACCCGGTCCATCCCTAACAAGTCCCCGTCCGGCATTGCTTCCAACAACAAACCCGTGTTGATTTCGGCCGTCACCAACCGCCGAATCAGACCGCGGGCATATTGGTTTTCATGGAACAATTGCACGGACCGTGCCCGTAGTGTCCAGTAGTCCAAAGTAAACACGTTGGTTGCGCCAAACCCGCGGAAAAACTTGTCCCCGGTGAACGTGGAAAAGCGGGCCGGCGCCGCGGAATTTTGGGCGGTGGTTGTTGGTTTGGATTTGTCAAGCATGTTGGGACGGGACGGCGCCGCAACCCGGTTTTCCAACTCTGATTTTTTAATGGTATCTAATGCGGAAATAGTCATGTCAAAATGTGGGGTGACCGTTGAATGAATTACACCCGTACAACCGGGCACGCATGGTGCCCCGCAAATCATACATTTTTTCCAGCATAACTTCCAAACGGATGACATCGATGCGGGTGACTACGTGCCGCCCCTGCCCAGTGTCTAAAGTGTATTGGCTTATTTTTTGGTCGGTCAATAAAGGTATGGCAGTTTCAAAATCCACAATGCGGGCTTCTAGCGCCGCAAGCCGGTCAACCAACCATTGGTCATTACAACTCATGCTCTTATTATACAGACGGCCACAAATGCCGTCAAGTCCCTAGCCAGGCACGTAAAATGTGGGCTTTTCCGCCACGTACTTCCAAAAGGCATCACGGTCCGGGGTGGCCATGCCCAGAGAATTTAGACACGTTTCATAGATAACCATGTCCAACGCGGCCGAATTATACACCGCTAAATCCAAGGCTTCATTGTCCCGCGTGCGGTGCCACTCCCACCCCGCCGGTTGCCTGGTACGTGGATTAAATTTTTGACGCTTGGTTTCACCCGCTAATTGTTTGTAGTATTCATCCGGAAGGTCCGCCGCAAAATTGGGGTGACCCGCCGGTTGTTTTGAAATGCCGTCCCATTCGATTTTGAACGCCGACATTAGCGCGTCCTTATACGGACTAACTGTGACATTAAATGCCCGCGTGCCCAACTTGGTTATGTACTCTGAAAACTCGGAAAGCGTTGCAAATTTTGGGGGCAACTCGCGGCCCTGAATTGGCAAAACACCTGTGCTAAATTGATGACAAAACTTATACACCGTGTCGGTTTTATGTCCCGAGTCAATTAAGGTCAACCAAATTTTATATTGCGCCCCATCATCGGCAATATAAACCTTATTTAAAATCCTATCCCGTAATTGCATCCAGGGATCTGAACTCAAATTTCCACAATCACCAAATGCCTGCAACCAATCAAGCACGTAGTACCGCCCAAATTTACACCATCCCCTAACCTCAATATCCAATTTATCATCCGCAACATCCACCGCGCACGTCACCAATTGCACCGGACCGCCTGTAAATTCTACGGCGTGTTTATTAGGAATGTCACCACACAAATAGTCCCGTTGGTGTAGTGCCCGAATATGCAACGGGTCTGCCCCCTCCCCTTCCATGCGGAACGGTTCACCCAAAACGTTATTATAAAACGTCTGCAATTTATTCATGTTCCGCGGCCGGTTGTACTTTATGTCCCACGCTTCCAACCATTTGCGGACTTGGGTTTCCCATGTCTGCATTCCAACTGGACTCAATAGCGCCGGGATATGATAGGACCGAAAATCCGGGTGTTGTGGTCTGGCCGTTGCCTGCCATTCACCCCGCGGCAACATCCAAATTTTATCATCGTTGACCATTGGAAATTCACACTTCATGCAAATATACCGCACGGAATCCGGGACCAAAATGTCATCCGCGTCCAGGTCAAACTTGATGCCGTAACGGTCCCCCGCGTCCGTGGTTTTATTCCAAACCAAGTGTTGCATTTCACCACAATTGCGGCATGGTAAAAAATTGCGCCGTTGGTCCCCCGCCAAAAATTTTACATGGACTTTGCTGGTTTGCATCACCAACGGTGTGGACCCGCGGAAGATTTTCCGCGTGGCTTCATATGCCGCGGTTCTATCTTCCACCAATGTCAACGGGTCACCATCCTTGCCCACACGGTCCGGGTACCCGTCAATTTCATCTTCTAGCAAAATCTGGATTGATGTGGACCGCAACTTGTCCGCGTTCTGCGCACCGAATAATATAAGAAACCCGCCGCCGTGCCATTCAATTTTGCGGTCCGTTTTGCCCGTCTTGCGTTTGTTGGTGATGTCCGCGGATTCAATCAAATCAAGCAACCCGCTATGTTGCAACATGGGGGTTATGTATGTATTCATGCGCAGTTTTGCCAATTGGTCATCCGCGGTCAACAACATCATGGGCGCATTTTTCACATGGTCCATGTAGTAGCCAATGGCATTTTCCAAGATGCCCACAGTGAAACAAACTTGCACGCCCTTCATCACCGTCACGTCGCGCACCGGGGACCGGGGGGACAAGCAATCCACAATTTCACGCAAGTATGGCGCCACCGCGAACCGGTACGGGCCGGGCATTGATGTCACTTGTGGGGGTAAATATCTTTTTTGTTCCGCCCATTCAGACGGGGACAACACCACAACTTCCGTGGTCAGTTCATTAAATTGCCCGGCCAACCATTCATTGCATTGGTCCACATAGTCCGCTTCAAATATGGCGGGGGCGTCTGGATAGATATGGGGCACTGTGCTAATAAAGCATGCCGGGACGGCTTATAAAATTCACATTGCACCAACCACCGTCCGGCCAAGATGCCAAGGCGGATGGCCCTTCCAAATCATCTTTCGTACACACGGTCCATTGTTCACCGTTAGCAACCCACGCCACAACGTCCCCGCCTCGTGGCGTTAAATCGCAGTTTGCATATTTCATCACGCCCCGTCCTTCCTGGCATCCATTAATTGCCCGATGAAATTTGCTATGTCCCGTAGACAACTTTGGCTTAAAATTATGCCGTCATTTTCATCAGTATAAAAACCGTATTGACGCCAAGGTGAATGCCATTTAACTTCCCCAAGGTACACCGCACTTGATATGTGCCTGCATTCCCACACGCTAGTTTTCGCGCATGTTTCCATTTTCACAAATTCAATATGTTTGTACTGTGTGTGCATCACTTCCCGCCCTTCCCCGCCGTGTCCGGTGCGTCCGGCGGTCCAATTGTCCGCGTAATACTCGCCACCGCGTCCCGCATGAATCCGCCTATGATGTCAGCAACCTCACGCTCCGCTTCCACCTTGGGTGCCTTGGTACGTGCCAACGAATAGACGGCCGTTGCCAGGCTACGCGGCGCATCCGTTAGCAAGCGCATATTCATATTTTCTAATGCGCCAAACACGCCAACGCGCACGGTGTCCCGCGGAATTAAAGTGCCTTCCGCTTCCGCCGCCTTGATTTGCTTAACGCGGATGTCCTCTATTTTTAGACGGGCGGTCAAGTAAGCATTAAAATTTGAATCAGTCCCAAACTCCGCATTGATTTCCCGCAACGTATAGTCCAGGTATTTTTCAATGTGCCGGTCCTTAGTCACAATGGCCGCCGCCACGTCCGCACGTTCCTTGGTGTGGTCAACCGTGGGGTTGGCGTCCGGCTTGGCATGCACGGTGCGCCCCTTACGGCCGCCGGGCTTGGACACCACATGCATTTTTTCCAGTTCACGCAATATGGCTTGGACGGTGCCTTCCTTGACACCGGTGGCGGCCGCCACACTAGACGCCCGGGCTTCCTGGTTGGCAACCACAAAGTCCAACACGGTTTTAAATTCTGGACGTTGGGGGAGTGGGACCACGCCGTTGGCCGCGGGCTTGGGGGGTGCCTTAGATTTAGCGTCCTTTTTGGTCTTGGCCGCGGCCTGCTTGTTCTTATATTCCACCGCCGCCGGGTGTGTGGTGTCAACGCCCCGTCCGTCATACGCAGGTGCCAACGTAGATTTCACAGCCAAGGTCACAGCCTGGCGGGACACCCCCACGTGCCGTGCGAACGCTGACAAGTTCACAAATTCTGAAACCCTTAATTTTTCCATGATTTAAGGATACCGGGGGGGTGCCCTACTTGTCAACCCCCAAATCCTGAAAATATCGAAAAGGGGTGAGGCTCGCGACTAAC